TGTGCCGGCGAGAAGCGCAGTCGCTTTCTTGAACCATTGGGAATCTGGATTGAGATCCACAGTTCGGCAGGCATACGAAACCCCGACTGTCGTGCTGTTGTAACCGCTGGCCGCACAATGGAAAGCAGTGTAAGTGGCCGGGACCATCTCTATGACTGAGTCTGAGTCCACGAGAATGTGATAGCAGCCTGCCTCGAGCCGGCGAGAGATGTACGCTGCCACGTTCTCAGCGCCAGTGTCAGGACCTACCGAGTCCATGACGCTCTCTGCTGTGTGAATCAGAACACCGCCAGTCCAGCCCTTGACACGGTTGGGATAGAACTGCTGCGTCGCTGGTGGGTTGTCGAGGAGGTAGTAGCCCATACCCTGCCATTTTATCAGTCGGCAGGTTGTTGTCGGACTGCTTCACAAGACGGTCAGAGCGTCAACTGGTCCTGCGTCTGTGATCGTGAACTGCCCGATGGCTTCCAGTGTGAACGTGTCTGCTCCACCAGTCGAAATGCCTACGTTGCATGTAATGGTCTCAATAACTGACTCGTAGTAGGGCACTACCCATGAGTACGACAACATGACCTGAGTCATGTTTTGCTCCAAATCAACAATCCCCGTTACGCCTGCGGGCAAGAAATCACTGCGCATGCCAAACATCCCCGGATACAACATCCAAGGTGGGTAAACCAAGGACGCAGACTTGTAGATCCAAATGTTCCAACCGAACCGGTACATGCGGCCCGCCCTGCCAGCAAACTCAATGTCAGGAAACGACAAAGAGCCGGTGCAGTTTCCATTGCAGGTGAACTCCTCGTCAAACACGTCCTCAGACAGACCGACAACCATGCCGGCCTCCTGCACCCGACCGATCAGCCCTACCGCATAGACGCCTCGTGGCGGGTCAAACATGACCATTACCCGGTCGCCCGGTGCCACGTCAGCAAACAGGCTTGTGGCCTGAATCGTCGTGTCCTCAGGGTCCCCATCCATCGCAACATCCAGCCGGCCTGCCCCGTAGACGGCTCCGACAGTGCCAGGGAGAAGGCCAGCTGTTGAAGCAGAGCGTTCATCAACTGCCTGAATCAAGGTCCGAACATCGTCGAGGTTCATGCCAGCTCCAATCTTGACGAAACACTGTGTCTCATCTCACGTCCGATCACGAGAGGCAACGTCCAGCCAGTCTCGAAGTAGCGCTTGCCGTTCACTTCGACAACCCCGTAGCAATCATGATCGGGGTTTGGTGCGCCTGAAAAGTCAATACTCCGAAACGATTGGCGGGATAGCTCGGCACGCACGCCAGCGATGCGTTGCGCCTGCGCTATCGAGTCGATGCCCTGCTCGCGGTACACCTGCACAATCCTGCGTCCGCCACGGTTGGGCACGCTATTTGGTGCGTCTGGCGCGATCTCTTGCTGAACGACGATCGGGCCACCAGTGCCGCCGCCACCGATTACGAGCCAAACGTTTGGAGCCGTAAACAGGTCGCTGTCCTCAATACGGGACTCGCTGATGATGGACGGTCCAGAATAGCTCGCAACAGGCTCAATCTCGCCAGACGGGTAACTCTTGAGGACGAGGAAACCGTCACGGTCAAAATGCGGTGGGAGGAGCCCAGCAAGATCAGCGAAACCTCGTAGCGCATCAATGAACTTCGTGCCGACCGGATAGGCGACTGGCTCACCGATCAGATCACCGACAGGATCGATTCTGCGTCGGGTGACGCCAGCAGCATCGCAGACGCGGGCCAAGACTTGGTCTAGCTGCTCGCCGGCCCGCCCTGACAGATTGTACGGGGAGGCTGACCCGAGAAGGATCCCTGCGTCAGCCAAGTAAGGCTCGGGAGGTGTTTTGACCGAGCCGGCGATAAAGCGCTCTGGAAGCCCAGCGACTGTGAACATTCCGAGACGCGTTGCTACACCTTCACTCGTTCTGAACACAGGGACGAGCCAATCGGTGAGAGGGTTTATCTCTGACCAGTCAGCAGGATCGAATGACGCTCCACGGCAGACACGCTGGATGGTTGCGCGCCCATCCCAGGTGATGCTTCCACCAGTTGAGCCTGCTGCACCGATCGTGACGCCAGCAGCGTCTGTGACCTGCCACTCAATCGCGTATGCCAGCATCGTCAACTACCGGGATAAGGCCCAGGAGGCAACGGGGGCACAGGTGGCTCAGGGTCGACCGTCAGCAGATCGTAGACAAACTGTGAAACGAGTACCGTCGCGTCATCAGGGGAGGCTACTAGCGTCACGACCTCTGGCTGGCGGGTAATCTCCCGCACCTGCGCACGATACGAGTGCCTTCCTCCAGGTTCCTGTTCGACGCCGGTCGGAGTCTCAACTGACGCAAACCAACGGTTGCCTCGATTGTCAAGAACTGCCAAATACGGGAGTCGGAGAGGGTCTCGTAGTCCAAGTTGATCCTGCGTCGCAGCAGGCAGACGTTTGTTGCCGGCAAATGTTGATAGGTTCCCAAAGCGCAGCCGGCCACGCGTCCCGAAATCTGCGATGTCAGGCAGATTGTTACGTGCCCCATCAGCGCCAACCAGCAGTTGAACCTCAAACTCATCAAGCCGGTCACTGAGACCGCGAACCGGAAGCGCCCCGTCACGGTCCTCGAACTCGTAGTAGGTGACACGCTCGAGCATCTGATAGCTACGCTCGCCAACATCCATCAGCCAGATGTTGCGCAGCGGAAACACGTTGGAGGCAAACAAGTACCCGCAGTAATCATCAACTGGTGGGGCGACCTCGTCTGTCTCGGACCAGTCCGAAGCGAACCCTGTGGTGGACACGATGCGAACCCGATACTCATTGCCTGAGCCGGCCGTTGAGCCACGAATCGCTTCGACGTCATACGCTGTGTATGTCTCCTCTGAGCCATCAACCTCGGCGTGGAAGATGGTCTGCCAGCCAGAGTCCACGTAGAAACCTGCGTCGGCCACATATGACCGTCTCTGAATCTCGTAGTACGCGACCTCTGAGCATTCGGCCTCCTCTGTGACACCATCCCACTGCAAGGCGATGAGTGGCAGGTTGAGGTTCAAGGGGTCCGAATCGTTGAAGCCGTAGTAGGTCGCGGTCAATCCGGTCGGGGTTTCTGGCGCAACACCGACTGCGATTGAGGTTGTTCCGTCGTTGCGGAAGTCGGCTGGATCGCCACCGTATGCGATCAGTTCAGTCGTCACGCCAGTTGCTGCGAACCCGATGGTGAACGCTGGGAACAAGCCTCCACTGCTGGCCCCAGGCTCATTGGTCCCGTCAGTGAATGATAGAACCTGCCAGCCGGTGCCATCACCAGACGCAAACAGAAACGCCACGTATAGGTCTGGTGTTGACCATGTGCCAGTAGTCGTCAAAGGCAGGTCGAACAGCTGCCACGCGCCGGCTGCCTCAAGCATCATCGGGGTCACAACTGTGGAGGTTGCGATGGTGTTGCCGAGTACGTCAATGACATACACGCACAGATTGTTCTCTGGCAGGCCGTCCCCTTCGGCTCGAGCGTAGAAACGCACTCGGTCCGGTTCGGTGTCAATGTCAAGGACTTGTAACAGAATCGGTTGTCCAGGCTCTCGCACCAATCCGAAGCCGTAGAAGTCCTGCAACGCTGCATAGGGCTGTCCGTCAACTGACAGATCGTTGTCATCACGCTGAAGCAGAACGGCTGGAGCGTAGCCAGTGCCTGAGCCTTCCGACCGAGGGATGCCCTCAATGAACGCTGGTTGGACCTCTGTGACGTTGTTGGCGTTTCCTGTGCCAACCCCTAAGGCGCGCACCGACAGGCCCTCTGAGGACAACGTAGGACGCCAGTCGACTGCCTGCTGCTCATCTAGTCGGGCATTGAACAGGAACAGGTCACCGCTGGTCTTGCCCCATGGCCCACCGCTGATGGCCTCAACCGACCATTGGTTCCAGCCGAACAGCTGCTGCGAGTCAACACGGCGTGCTACAGCCGAACGAGTCTCCTCGCAGTGCGTCACTACCGCCTCAACACGGTAGATAGCGCCACCGACAGCATCGATCACTTCAGGGTCATCCGGTCGTGACATCAGCCAGAGAATCTCGTTTGTCGAGTCGAAATCCTCAAGATCTGTTTCAGTCCACGGCAGGCCAGTCACAGGGTTGTTGTACCAGGTGTAGGAGATCGTTTGCGGCTGGGATGGCATCAACTGAGCCTGACCCCAGACTGTCGCACCGTTGACGTAGATAGCCGGCCGGATCCGAACCGGCTGATCGAACTCGGAGCCACGAGCTCTCGGGTCAATGATTCGTTGCGCCACACACGAAACTGTCAGCCCCAAGATTCTGCGCCCACTCAGGCCAGTCTCTAGACCATCAGCGACAAACGACCATTGGCTGAAGGGACTCAGAACGTCTGCGCTACCAATCGGGTAGAACTCCTTAGGCCACGGCACCAACCCAATGAACTCATCGTTCAGCACCGGCACAGGGTCAAAGAACGCCACGACTGTGCTAGTCCACCAGCCCTGGTAGGTGCCTGCCGTAAATGGAGAGTCATCGATCAACTCGTACCAGTCGCGGCTAGCTGCTGTCATACGGGTCTGATTGACGCTATACGTCCCGTTGCCGAGCGAGCCAGGAGGCAACGTGCCATAGATCGCACCAGTCGGGCGGATGAACCGGCTCGAGTCACCATCACCGCTCATCAGATAGGTATCTGTCTCAACGACGACCGGCTCCAGGTCGGCAGCGTCATAAATGTCTACCGTGTCATAGGCGTTCGGCACCTCCTTGCCGGAGTAAAGCCACAGCCGGTCGATGTCCTCAGCAACAGTTGAGTCCACGGTCCATGAGTACGAGGCTCCACCTGTTCCAGCCACGGGCCGATCTACTTGACGGGTCGGCAGCCACTCCATCCCATAGACGCAGCCGGCCGCGCGATTCGGATTCCAACTCATGCGACCATCGCCTCCAGTCTCATCCGGCGACGCAACTGGTCAGCGACGGCCTCGCCGGCTGCTTCACCGATTCGCGCCCCGTCCTCAGCGGTCATGCCAGCAGCGACTGTGATGGGCACAGTGATAGCGATGTTGCCTGCTGCGGTAGTAGCCCCAGCTGCGCCGGTAAGACTCAGACCTAGCGCACTACTACCCAGCCTCCCGATTGCTGTGTCGACAAGACCAGTGTTGCTCTCGATGCCTATGGCCAAACCGCGCGCCAACTCGTAACCTGTTCTCATCATCTCTGTGGACGGCGACTTCACTCCAAGAATCTCGTTGATCTTGTCTTTGACCCTTTGAGCGTAGATTGCTGCCTGCCATACAGCCTGCGCCTGCTCCTTAGAAAGCCCAGCGCCCAAGCCTTTGTCAAGATTGTCAGCGATCGCCCGACCCTCAGTCTCGTTTACAACGTCCTGAACGCTCTTGGTGACTGCCGTGCCGAAGTCGCCAAAGGCTGTCATGCCGGCGAGTTTCTTAGTCTCAGCGTTGCGGATGACAGCATCCAGCTCCTGAGCTGCTGGAACGCCAAGTTGCAGGTTGGCTCTGAACACACCAACAATGGCGTCGGCCTCGGCACCAGTGATTCCCCGCAACCGGAGGAACTCCCTGACTGCCAATTCGTTCAAGGCCACTCGAGCCTGCTGCTCGGCTGCGTATACCTGGGCTAGATGATTCTCAAGATCCTGCAGCTGTGTCCCGTACATGCCGACTAGCATCGCTGACCGCTCCGGCCCGAGCTGCGCCAAGAGTGTAGTCACGTTGCCGAACCCATCAGCCTGCGTCTGATACATGGTTGTTACCCATTGCTGCGTGAGAGCAACCTGCTCGTCAAGATTGGCTTTCAACTGGTCAGGCGTAGTTTCATCTGTAATGTCTTGGAACAGGCTCAGGACTGTGGGAAGATTCGACGCACCAGCCTCAGCCAACACAGTCATGCTTTGCGCGGCGATCGCAGCTTCGCGACCGAAACCAGCAACAGTGGACACTGCCTCGCCAATGATCTGACCAGCACTGCTGAAAGCAACATTTACGGCATCACCAAAGTCATTGAAGGAGACAGTCGTATCAGAAACTGTTTCCTGAACATCTTCGCCACCTCCACGAACGTCCTCACCGAACTCGAGCCATGACTGGCCATCAGGTGCTTCTAGTGCAAGGAACTTTGAGATCGGATCAAGGTTGTCGTTGACCCAATCACCAAGATTGCGAGCCTCGCTCAAGAATGCGCTGATATACGGCACAGACTGTGCAACGACATTCGCCAAACCCTCGAACGCTTCGGCCAAATCCACTAAGGCCTCGGTGATCGGTTCGACAACTGGTTCGCCCAAGACCTCCAGAGCGTCACCGAACTTCTCGCTGGCGCGGTCCGATGCGACTTGCACATTGCTCATGCCGTCTGCGACGCTTTGAGCATTCGGGGCAACCTGCTCTAACGCCAGCGAGAGACCCGCAGCAGACTTCTCAGCGCCAGTCAACTCATCAGCAGCAGCCTTGCCTGTCATTTCCAGGGCGCGGACTTCAATCGCTGCGGTGTTGATGTCAATGCCGTATTGCTGAAGGCGTGGACCGCCACGGCCAAGACTCCGAGAAAGGGTCCTGATGATCTCGTCCATTGTGCCCAGTTGCGGATTGTTGATGCGAACCTGAGCAGCCAACGCAGCGATGTTTTGCGTGTTCTTTACGATCTCATCGTCTGCTAGACCGGCAGCCTGCTGGAACTGCGTATATCGCAACGTCGCGATCAGCACCGCCTCATCGGACGAGCCTGTGTCCTGAGCCAACTGGCGCAAACTCTGACTGAACCCGGTGCTACCGGACTCTAGGTCCTCAATGCGGGAACCCAATGCCCCAAGCGTGTTCTCCCAGGTTTGGGTGACAGCGACAGATTCGAACGCAGCGTCATACAGAAACTTGACGCCAACCGCAGCGCCAGCTGCCCCAGCAGCGACAGCAGCCGCACCAGTTGTTAGGCCAGCCAATCCTGCTTTCGCAGTGCCTAACTTCGCTCCTAAGAAGCCAGCAGCACCGCCCATGCCCTCAACAGACTCAGTCGCGGTGTCAGCACTCTTACCTGTTTCCTCAACCTGCTGATTGAACTCATCCACTGCTGTTGAGTCAACAGAAACAGAAAGTTCAACCTCGGTGTCAATCGCAGCTGCGGCCTCGTCACCGGCCTCTGTAATGGCGGAAGCGTCAGCGTCAACTGTGACCTCAACAGGGCGATCCTCTGCCGTCGCCTCAGCAAGAGCTTCTGAAACTTCCTCGGTGACGCCTGTCGCATCAACCTCTGGCTGAATGATTGGTAGACCAGCGAGAGCTGCCTGCATGGAGTCGGACAGCACTTCGCCAAACGCCTGCGCGACGTTGGTCAGCCGGCTCCCGAGCTCCTCAATGGAAGCCAGCGCCGGACTGATATCCAACTCAAGAGTTTCCCTAACTGACACGCAAACGCTCCTGCAACATGCCGACCTGACCGGTACTCATCACCGATGCTTCTGGCTGTGGGCGGCCCTCACGATGGGCTAAAACCCTTTCTGCCACAAGATCACGGCTCTTAGATTGTACGTCAGCAGGGTTGTCAGCCGGACGGTTCATCGCCAGCCAAGCCTCAGTTTCCTCGGTCGCTGAACCCAAGGCAGCGCCGATCTCCCAAGCCTCCATCTCGTTCACAGCAGCTGGTGACCAGCCGAACGTGTTGGCGCAGCGCCGATAAAGGACTGCGAACCACTCGAGCGAGGAGCCAGCCAATGCTGTCGGGGGAGCCTGGGAGTCTGACGGACCGGCTCCGGTCAACCGCCAGACTGGTAAGGGACCTCTCGCCAATGGCTGATGGTCGTACCGAGGAGTTCGCCGGCAAGGAGCCAGACAGGCAGCTCGTCTAGATCCTGCGAAAGTGTCCCATCGGAAAGGGTCGCGACAACGTTACGCCACCAGTCTGCGACGTCCTCAGCGCCAGCCATGAACGAACGATCGGCCTCTGTAGGGTTCTTACCGAGCGACTCGATGGCCTCGACGAACGTCCGCAACTCACCGATCTTTGGCCGGCGAAGCACATTCGACGTTCCGTCAATCACCAGTTTGACTCGGCCATCGGATAGCAGCTCTACGCCATCTTTGCTCTTGCTCATCGCCATCCCCTCAGAACGGATCTTCTTCGGACATGCTACGCGTATTGCTCGGGGAGCGTGGGCTATCGCCCTTCGCTGCCCACAGAACCGATTTGGCGACGTCATCAGCGATGACCTCAACCTTGCTGCGCTTGTTGCCGTCCTGCTCCCAGCGTGACTGCTTCAGCCGGCCAGTCACAATGACTCGGTCACCTTTGGCGACAGTCTCAGCCACGGACTCGCCCAACAAGCGAAAGCAAGTGACGTCATAGTAGGACGGCTCACCCTCCTGCCAATCTCCACCTGGTCCCTTCTGGCGCTCTGAGACAGCAACGCTGAAGGAGCCGACAGAAAGGCCCGACGACGTGTACCTCAGTTCAGCGTCGCGAGTCACGTTACCAATGATGGTTACTACAGCACTCATAGTTCCTCCTTGATCTCGCATTGATGCGGCAGGCTCAGCATAGCAGTGCCTTGTGACAGCAGTGGTGAGGGTAGACGCGAAGGGACCGCCGGCCCACGACAAACCGGCGGTCCCATCTGAGGCTGGAGCAGATACAGCCTCAGATCATGAGCTTTCCTTGCTGTCCATCGGCACCATCTTGGCCTCAACGTTGACCAAAGTGTCCACGCCATTGACCTGACGGAGAACCTGCATCCAGATGGAGTCATCTTCGCCGTGCCAGCAGAAATATGGGTCAACCTCGTCCACGCCGATCAGGCAAGGTGCCAGCGCCTCCAAGAACCGGTCCTCACAACCAGTTTTGCTGCTGTAACCCACGAAGTGCAGGTCACCGTCAACCATTGCCATCTCAAACCCGACCTCCTCCAGAATTCTCTGCGCCGTGGAGTAGAGCTCTGGATAGTTCCACGGCATCCATGAGAACCAGACATTCGGATGCGGCCAGTTGACAGGCTCCTCGCCTGCTGGGGTTCCCCCGAAAGCGTAACCTCCGGCACCTCCACGCTTCAGGTCGTTGCGATTGTTCAGATCGCACAGGATCTGATACGCCTCATCGAGTTTGTCGGCTGGGATACATGCGTTCACCCACATCAAATCTACGTGATAGCCCACTGTGCTTTCTCCTTCTTTGGTTGTTGGTTGCTACTGAATGCGTTCGATGAACAGATGCCCTGGGCCATTTCCCTCCTCGTCCTGACTGACAGCCACCTCAAGGATCATGCCATCACCAGTGCGAAGGTGAAGAACTGTCCAGAGCTCATCAGGCCACTCATCGTCTAGAGGAACGACTGTGCACTTGACGACTGTCGCGCCCATCAGAACGCCAACGTGATCGTTCATGGCCTGCGTGTATTGGTCTTGCTGGGTCAATGTCATGGTCTTTGCTCCTTCTACTGTTGGTGATTGGCTAACTCGCCAGGGTAAGGCAAGTCGATGTGGTCAGGGGTCATCAGGATCGCAGCGTCGATTCCGAGTGACGGAGCCACCATCTGGATGGCTCCACGCAAGGTCTGTCGCCGGCTAATCGCCACGTCCAGCCGAGACCCGGCTGACTGGATCTCTCCAAGCGAGTTGCACGAATCGTTGGAGTTGATCCGGTTGATTGCTGCGGTGGCTCGTTCTGCGACCCATTTAGCGTGGTCCATGATCTCGTTCTCGCAGTAAGCCAAGTCGCTGATCAGTCCGGCAATCGGCCACAGGTCGTCCTGCTTGGTGATCGGGCTGTTGAGGATCAGGTCGGTGATGGCTTCTGCTGCCCGTCGGTAGGTCATCTTGGTGGTCGTGTTCATGTTGACTGCTCCTTGTGTCGTGTCGGTTGTCTGTGTTGCGCTCAAGACTCGCTGCTCAGCCACTCAAGCGCCAACATCTGGCCGGCGCTGAAGTTGACCTGATCCTGATCGCCGTGACGCAGGCCGTCCTCAGCAACGGTGGCGTAGTAGGTCATCCAATCCTGCGGATCGTCGGCAAAGGCCGAGTCGGTGTTGGCCAGTCCGGCGATGTACCCGTATCCCTCGCAAAACATCTTGCTCAACCGGTTGGGGATGATGGTGCTGCTCACGATCTGCTCTCCTTGTGTCGTGTGGCCCTGTGCCATGCAGAGCATCGTAACACACGAGAAACGTGGCGTCAACTATTAGAGCAGAAAAGTTGCTCGGAGGCCCGATCGCCTCTAATCAAGCGCCAACGAAACCTGAAGCCGCCATCCGGCAAGGCCGCCCTGTGGGCCGAGGGGCACAGCAGGCCGCCACTCCACAGGGCCACAGCGCTCAACGAGCCAGGCAGAAAGCCCAGCTGTCAAACGATCACAATCATCAGCGACGATTGACGAGGCGGCAGACAGCTCAGTCGGCTGCGGTGGCTGCGTATCACCGGTCGGCCAACAGCGCCACACGTCAATGTTCACAGCCACGACCCGATTCGTGATTCCAGCGTCACGCAACCCGATCTGCCTGACCTCCACCTGGGAGAACCAGACGACGAGCACACCGTCACACTCCTCGATTGGTGGTTGCCCGTGCGATACATAGCGTCGTTGCGGCAGGCGTCGACCAGTCACCGGCTGAGCAAGTAACGCTTCGCACTCGGCTAGCACCGAGCTGCCAAGATCATACAGATCCATCAGTACGTCACCCCTCGGACCGCCAAATCCACCTCAATGGACCAGTTCTCGTTCGTGACTGTCTTATCCCACCAGCCCAGCGACCGGCTGTTCACGTTGCCAGGGTGATTGACTTCCATGTAGCGATACTCACCAGGACCGTTTGGTCCGTCCTCCCACCAGAACCTGAGAGCGTAGCCTTTGCCTCGTGGCCGAATCACGTGCGGTGGCATCAGGTCATTGGAGAACGTGGCCTGCGGAGCGGTATACCCGATGGTCGCAGCGAACGAGTCGAACAACGGGAAGGTGGCCTGCCGAAAGAAAGTGTCGATCAGCCTATCGCCAGTCCTCGGTCGCCCAAGTGGGTCCGGCTCACCGACTGGTACAACCTCCTGCAAGCGTTTCTCCATGCCGACTAGAGCGTCATCAAACAGTCTCCTGCCGTAGTCTCGAAGCCTTTCAGTGACCTCGGAAACGTCAGCCATAATGAACCCTTCTAGGCACGTCAGGAGACGCGATGCGGGCACGCCGACGGCGACGAGATGGGTTCACCGCCTTCACCCAGGTATCTACCATCGGCAACCCAACCATCCCATCAGCGATGAGATCAAGCGGGTCAAACAGCACCTGAGAAACACCCTGTCTGGTGATGCTCGTCGTCCGAGCCGGCAACTTGCACTCCATCCCGCACATGCCTCGAGCCAGCTCACACGCATAATACGCAGCGACTGTGACACCCTCAGGCGGTGGCTCAACTCCATAGTCGAACGTCACAGACCACGTGTCAGGCTCACCAGTCGCACGCCACCAGTCCTGACGGCAAGGCCAATAGGCACCATCCTGCCGGACCAGCCATCGGGCCTCCTCCACTCTGTAAGCAGACGGGTCTAACGGTGTGCCAGCGAACTCAACCTGAGTGACCGAAACGATCGGGTAGAAGCCGAGTGTGATGGCCCGCCGACTGGCATGATCGTCAGGATCGTCCCACTCATACCATCCCCAAGACTCATGCCAACCGGTAGGGACCGAAGTAAAGACACGGTCCACAGTGACTCGCGGGTCGGGTGGAGGCGGGTCAGTTCGTGGCCTTGCAGCCGGACGGACAGTCTGCTCAGCAATCCCAGGATACTTGCGTCCCGAGAGCTCATACAGGACAGCAGACGCCAGCTGCCCTGCTGCGTCAGCAATCTCAGGTGAGATGGCGTCGACTGCTACACACGCAGAGCAGAGCGAATCGTCACCAATAATGTCGTCAGCGGTGACCCACGGAGCCAAGAGGCTCACGGCACGATCCGATCAGGAGCCGACTTCGATGTAACCGCACTGCGCGGCTGGCATCTCGTCGTCAAGGAACCAACCCATGCTCGTAGTGATACCACCAGCGGACTGCACAGCAGCCGGGAAGTCAAAGTACGGGCCAGACGCTGGCATATCGTCGTTCTCCTGAGCGTACCCGGTGACTGGGATGCGGAGGATGTCGTTCTGCAGCGTCATGTTGCCGATCTGGAAACGCACGAACGGGAAGAACCAGCGCCAGTACAGCACGTCTGACGCAGAACCGCCGATGAGCGAAGCGTTCGCCTGCTGGTTGCTGTTCCAGGCTTTGGTCCACATCTCGAGCGCCACACCGTAGGGGCACGGGTCAGTCGAAGAGGCGAGCGCCCCACCGATAGTGACGTCCTCGCCGGCGTCGTAGAACGTGTCGCTGTTGGTCAGAAGGCCAACCAGTTCAGAGTCCAACTGGCTGAACTCAATATCCACGTTGACACGCTTCGGCTTGTCGCAGTCCTTGTACTGCTGGGCGATATCGCCGCAACCGTTCTTGAGTTCGAAGTCGTCACCGGAGGACAGCTCCACAGACAGGTCAGCCTGAATGATGGCGTCACTCACGTAGCCGTTGCCAGCGCCATAATCAGGGACGCCACCAGCGGTGAGTTTCGCCACACGGATGCGGCAAACCTGCAATGAACCAAGACAAACAGTCATCTGACTACCTCAACTTCCTAGAGGACATTCTACAGCACAAAGGTCAATCTCGATAGCGACGTGAGCGCACACAGACCAGTACGCGGCCACGATCCGCTCAGCACGCCACTCGATCAGGTTCACGTCACGATCCATCGCTGCTGCGTAATCGCCAGGGTCGGGTAGGACACGAACCTGCCCGTCACGACGAACCTGAACAAGATCAGTTGCGAAAGCCCAAGCGGTCGTATCTGTCCGAGCCTCGCCATTCGGGCCAGTTCCAGGGTAACCAGCGTCAGCGACCACGATGTTGTCGTAGGCGTCCAGCAGGATGGCTCCCTCGCGTCGGATAGCGCCAGCCTCGTACCACGAAGTCACGACATCACGCGTGGCGTGAATCATGCCCCTCGTCGGGATGCGGTCGGCCAGCTCCCGCTGCAACTGGTGCAGACCAGGAGAGGTCGGCCAAAGGTTGCTGATCACGTCAGCGTTGCCATCACCAAAATACGGATTCGGGTAACCCTCAGCAGCTGCGATTTCGCCGGCCCAAAGCTCGCGTGCGATCAGCGCAGACTCGGCTGCGAGGAACACGCGCGTCGCCCGATCAACAAAGTCCCGGCTCCTAAAAGTCGCTGAGGAGCACGAGTCGCCATAGAAAGCGACGAACGGCTCAACCTCAATGACCCGATGCTCAGAGTCGAAAGCCTTGCTGACGTTCTCAGGGTCAGTTGAGGCATCAGCGCAAAGAACCGTGTTGCCACCGTTGTAGCCGCAACCGTACGGCTCAAAAGTAAGGCCAGCCGTCCACCGCGTGCCATCAACGACCTCCTCCGCAGAGGAGAGCAGTGAGACACGCGGTGGCTGAACGAGCGGTGGGTCAACTGGCGTGTAAGACAGGTCAGGCATCAGCCCAGCCTTTCTCTGTTGTCAGCCGACTCAGGAGCCGCACGCAACGGCATCTTCGATGGCAGCTGCCGAGGTTCCATCGGGGCACACGGTGGAGGTGATCCACAGGGACTCGATGCCTCGGTGAGCGACACCTTCGAAGGTTTCCACGAACGTTTCGTAGTCGTTGGTGCTGTTGAGGGTTGCGTCCCGCACGATCCCGAGATCAAGGGTGCCGCCGTCAAGGAACAAGTGATGCCCCTCGTCGTACAGGCCCCATTGCACGGTGCCAGGGAAGGCAGTCAGAGCGCCAGCGCCCTGAGCACCGAAAATCTGCGAGGTGCCAGTCGTCGGCGTGTCGTCGTAGAACGTCACGTTCACACCGGCCACAGCCAGTCCGCTCCGGAACACAGCCTCACCATCAGACACGAACCGGCTGTCGCTGGCAAGCGAACGGACCAGATCGACGTCACCAAGCGTGGTGATCCACCGAGGAACCAGCGCACGAAGCACCACGTTCGGCGCACGGTGACGGCTGCGGTACGCAGCAGCAGCACGCTTGATCGCTTCGATAAGGTCACGAGATGCCCCGAAAGACTGACCGACTGTGACAGCAGTGCTGGCACCCTTGATGCTGTCAAGGAGGACAGTTTCTGCGGCCCGAGCGTGCGCTGCGAAGGCGAGCTCGTTGAAGTTGGCGACGTTCTCAGGGAAGGCTCGAGCGCCCATGTTGCCGAAGCGAAGCCGCTTCACGATGGCAGAGGTGAGGTACTCGCTGAAAGTCGGGCAGTCAATGGTCTGCACACCCTTGACCGCACCATCAGGGTCCTCGTCGGTGTCGTTGTCCCACACCGTGATGGCCGCATCAGCGTCGCTCGCGTTGTAGGTGATATCGATATCAGCGAGGGTCCGAGGCTGGGCCACACGAAGGCCGCCACGAGTTGCCTGGAACGCCGGCAGCGAATCGCGGACGGGCCGACCAGCCTCAGAGATCTGAGCCAAGCCGTAATCCACATCGGTGGGAGCGCACCAGCCGCCAGAGGCGACAATGCTTTCGGTCCACGACGCCGGATCCTGCGCGGCAGCAACGACTGCCTCGATCCGACCCTCAACAGTGGAGCCATCCATCTCAGGCAGGACTCGGTCCTCGGGGTAATCCGCCACGATGCGGGCACCGCGAACCTTGTTGCCGTAGACGCCAGCTGCGCCACTGTTCCACAGGTTTGCCATTTCACGAGCAAGGTCGCCCATGCCGGAGATTTCGCCATGCTGACCGACGATCCGGTACGAATTCGCAGGAGCCTGAGGACGCGGGTTCGCCTTGACCGGCGCAGCCTTTGCGATGCTGGCAAGAGGCGGAGCAGCAGCAGCCACAGGAGCCGCAGCCTCCTCAATGATTGCCTCAGCCTCAGCGACGACCTCGGCCACAACATCAGTAGTTGCCTGAGCCTCATCGTCGGCCTCGACTGGCTCAGCTGCTTCACCGTCAGCCGGCTCAGCAACCTCAGCAGAAAGGCGAGCTTCCAACTCAGCGATGGTCATCGCTGCCTCGGCAGCAGCCTCGAGCCGCTGGTAGGCCACGACGCCAAGCAGATCAGCGATCTCAACGATGCGAGCGAGCAGCTCCACATCAGTCGGTTCGATGCCTTCGACCTCGCCGGCGCGAATCTGTTCGAACAGAGTCACCAGTTCGGTGCGGGCAGCGCCGATCTCGTCGTCGGTGAGGGTTCCAGCCTCAAGGGCTTCAGCAATCTCAGTAACACGGTCCACGGTTCAACTTCTCCAGATTGTGGTTGTCTGATATGACAGATCTCTAGTTGGCGACCGGCGAAGCGGGTCATCAAGATCCCTGGCTATGCGGGGGACCTAGCAACACTGCGTAAATGGTACATGGCATCACAGCCTGCTGCAAGCATCGTCTGATTGGTGCCCTGAAGGTCGCAGGAACGTGGGACAGGTAGTTGGTGGGGAGTCGCCTCAAAGGTGGGCCAGCAAACGCTAAACGGTTCTAGGAGGGTTCTAAGACGGTTCTTTATTGACCCCTGCAATTTGCGGGGGAGGCTCCCTAGCAACTTGCGGGGGAGACTGGTGGGCAACTTGCCACCCTCCCTCGCAGTTTGCAGGGGAGGTGGTGCCTATCGCTGGGATCTGCCTGCTGGCAGCTGATGGGGAAGGTGGCGGCCGCATCGGGAGCACACACCGAGCATCAGCACCTTGTGCGTCACTGGCCAATCGCATCGTGGGCAGGAACCAATCACAACTACAGAATCATTAGAAAGCAGGGTCATAGGACCGAACAGCCTACCAGCCTCTGGCTTCTGGCCTCATCAGTGAATCCACAGCAAACGTGGATCAGCAACCTGCTATCGTGCCAACGACTGGCTAAACCTGTCTCTTTCCAGGCTAAGGGTCTTTCTGCGCCGAGCGTCAAACCTGCGACTGTCAAGCAGGCAAGAAAACCTGCCAGTCACAGAACCCGTAGGTGATCCCAGCCGCTCTCACCAACCATAAATGTCAGCGTGCCAGTTGACGATCGGCCACCACCGAGATTCTCCCACCAGACCGAACCGCCATCCATCGCTGGGCATTGAAAGTGAACTCGGGGACCGTGATCCACGACTGATAGATGGTGATAGTGACCAGTCACTAGGTAATCGGCATCACCAATCAAACTCTGCTGAAACGCATGGTCCTTCCACCAGTTCTGCTGCTTCTGCTGCGGTGTCGAACCACGACCGGCAATGTGCCCGTGATGGAAACCGACCCGATACCCGGCCACCTCTAACAGAACCTCGAGCCGGTCATCGGGGACGTGAAACCGGACGTGATCGAATGCCTCGGGATTGCTAGAGAGCACCTCTGCCAAAACCTCGATTACGGCTACGTCATCGTTGTCCCCTGGCCCTGTGAAAGCCTTGCCGTCCTTCCGGTTCTCACCGTGATTGCCGGCTACGGCTGACACGACCATCGGTATACCGAGCCGTGATAGCTCCACAACCCAGTCACGGAGTAGCCGCCGAACGACGCGTACTTGTTGCCGCCTATCGAGCTCCACAGCAAACGTCTGTGTTGCGTAATGCCCATCGCAACCTTCAAGCAAGTCGCCCATGCCAACGAGATAGATGGCCTCGGGCCTCAGTTGCTTTGCTCGCGCCAGAACACGCTGACCAGACTCCACGACCCGCTGAACAGTTCCAGCTGTGCCATCACCATCAGCCTTTCCGATCTGCCAGTCTGACGGGCAGATGATAAGTGACCCGCTGCCGTCCTTCGCGATCGGTGCCTTCCAACGGCTCAATCCACGCAGCAACTCATCTACGTCGATCCGCTGGCCGGTGCGACGCGCCAGCCGCGCCTTGTACTGATAGTGCCAATCACCGTCGCCGCCCATCCAGCGGTTGACCAGCAGCGACCCATCAGCAATCTTCCAGGCATCAGGGTCCATCTGCCATCCGATCAGCAGCGATGTCTCGTCAGGCTCCTGATCGAATACAGCAGATACAGCCTCGGCAGTCTCACCAGATTCGACAACGTGAGGCTCCCAGCCGCTCGGAAAACCGTGCTTGCGTCGCGCTGCAGCCTGCTGCGCCTGCCGACCCTCATTCGGCTCAAGGTAATCACTCAGATGTGGCATCGATGCCGTTCCGAACAAACCAGTGATCCAGCATGTTCACTGTCACATGCTTGTAATCATCGCCAAACTCAGGGTTGTGATGCAGCCAGCGGACCATGCCGGTTGGGCCATGACTCCCTGACTTTCGGGCAGAAACCAACTGGTCCCGAACCTCATCAGGCAACTCGTCAATCGCTGAACGCTTGCGCCTATGGTCCTCAAAGTCAGATAACCGCACGAGTACCCCTTAGGGTTGTCGGTCAGGAAAGCCGGGCAGCGAGCCTCGTCACAGCATCATCAGTCAAGCCCAGCACCGAGACTAATGCCTCGAGCCTCGCCAAGCGGTGATCAACGTCTGACTGGCCGCAACCGCAATCTCTGGATTCAATACCAGCAGCAACCAACGCAGTCTGAACACCAGACGCAGCCAACCCTGCCTGAACCCGCGGGACTGGGAAGCCAGGGACGTTTACCGCCAATGCGGCGACTAGCTCCAAGTTGCCGCCCAGATAACGCCAGTCACCGGAAAGCGAACCAGCGCGAAGCTCCCGCACCTGCTCAGGCTTCACTCCGGTCCGCAAAGCACCAGCGAACCAGATCCCGAAATCGTCCTCGCCAACAGTCACGTCAGCGACAGCACAGCCAGTGTGCTCGTAGTGCGCGATGGCCGCAGCCGCACTCGTCCCTGGCGCTGTCGACGCATGGCCCGTGCTCATAGTCAGACAGCCAACCGGCACGTCAACTGGTTCGAAAAGGTCGCTGATCGCACGGCAGTATCCTGTCAGGAAGTACGCATACGCGCTGCCTGAGCGTGGCGGTGTCAGGCAGACATCGGCTGGCCTACCCGTATGGCAAGTCTCCCAAAGAGCCATGTGTCCGAATACCTGTCCATCATCAGTAACAGTCATCGGGCAAGGTGCGTCAAACAATGGATCTGCGAACCAGGCAGCCGGCGGTGTATCTGGCACAGCAGCCGCGACCAGCGCCTCCTGCTCAAAACGGATCATTGGTAGATGCCAGCGGTGCGCTGAGGCGACCTCCACGACTCGAGCCGACTCAATCGCTTGGAACACAACGACTGACACCGCCCCAATCCGACCTTCTACAAGGTGCATGACGCCATCGTTGTCGTACTCAACGACCTCGTCACCAACCTCCATGCTGACGCCAGTCAAGAACCCGTCGCGAACCTCAGCAGCAACCTCACGACCAAGCTCCGTGTTCAGGTTTAGAGTGCCTCGAGCCACGATGATCGGCCCATCCTCGCCAACCATGCCGTCGAACGTGTCCAAAGTCAAACCGTCGAGTGACTCGACCCTGCCCAAAGCATCGAGCCGGCCCACACGCTGATTCGGATCGTGGTTGACTGTCAGGGACAATGGAGGCTCCCTCCACGAGAGCGCCCCAGCGTCAGCAATCCGACCGTCAGCAGTCTCCTCATCCTCAGTCGCAACAACAATCAGCACACGCTCAGGAACCCAGCCGTCAAGCAGCATGTCGTCCTCGTCATCAACGAGGGCATCGTCGTCGCCGCCCATCAAAGGCTCGTCAGGCAGCAACTCCTCATCTGCTGCAGCCTGCAACTCGTTTGTCTTGTCAGCCACCGGTCCACGCTCCCGTTCAATCTTTTCAGCCATGCGCTCCGCCCATCGCTGCGCACGTTCACTCTCACCTTTAGAAACTCCGCCTCCCCATAATAGGTGAGCGACCTGTCCAGGCGAAGGGTAATCGTCGTCACCACGGTTCGGGGCATTATCAAGATCCACCATGTGGCGTGCAAACCAAGCGGCCATCCGCTTGGGTTTGTTGAACGGGATGTGCCCTTCTTGGGAACCCATTCTCGCTTCTCGCACAGTTTGCGGTCGCAGCCCATCGCCAGACTTACCCTGCTCGTGATAGATCAGGCCTCGCCGGAAGTTGTCTCGCATCCAATCGGGCACTCGGGGCATTAGTCTGCGTCCTCAACTGCGATGGCTGTATAGATCGGAACGGTGGAGCAGCGGCAGCCAGCGTGATCCCCAGGGAAGTAGAACGGGTCCGGAGGGAACGCTTCAGTGTTCGAAAGCGAAGAATCCTCAGGGCCTGCAAACTGCTGCCCGTCTAGATCGAAGTGCGGTTCGAAGGTATCACGATCGTCAGGACCGTAATCCCAGATAAAACCAGTCTCGACCAATCCGACGCTTCCCCCAAAGGATCGCGTGATCGGTCCCTCTGTCGCCAGACCCGGTTGCTGTCCCGGTGGCTG